GTGTTTGAAAATGGAACAATATAAACGTAATACATTAGTAATAAAACAATGGGTGACACTATTATTGGAGTTCAATTTGGTATTTCAAACCCAGATGATATCGTTAAACGAAGTGTAGTAGAAGTTATTACGGATAAAACTTATTTAGCTGGTCAACCTGCGCCGGGTGGTGTATTTGATTCTCGATTTGGTGTTATTGAAAATGGTAAAGTTTGTCCTACGTGCAAACAAACTAATTTACTTTGTCCTGGTCATTTTGGCCATATTACTTTAGCTCGTCCTGTGTATTTATATCAATTCTTGGATCATATTCAAAAAATATTACAAATTGTATGCTTAAACTGTTCAAATCCTTATTTACGTGATGAAGATCTAGAAAAACTTGCCCGAACCTATAAAGGTATCGATCGTTTTGATGCCGTTCGTGAAGCAACTAAAACCTTTAAAACTGGTGAACTTAAAAAATCCATGTCTTGCGTACATTGTGGTTCCCCAGCCATCAAAAAAGCGGATCGTCAAGAAATTACGGTAGCCGTAGCTCCTCTGCAACTTGAAGCTAAAACTTATGATGAAGAAGCTCCGCCGATCATTCTCCAACCCGAAATGGTATTACGTTGTTTCCAACGTATTAGTGATCGTCATGTGGAATTGATTGGATTTAGTCCTAAATTTAGTCGTCCAGATTGGATGGTATGTACGGTTCTTGCGGTTCCTCCTTTATCGGTTCGTCCTTCGGTTATGGAAGATAATCAACGTATGGAAGATGATTTAACGCACAAATTAATTGATATCGTGCGTGATAATCAAAAACTGCGCGATCGTATCGATAAAGGAGATAGTCGTGATAATATCGATAAATGGACTTCTCTTTTACAACATCATGTAGCTACTTATGTCGATAACGATATTAAAGGTCTTCCAGCTTCTACCCAACGTTCTGGTCGTCCATTAAAAACTCTTAAATCACGTCTTGGTGCAAAAACTGGTCGTGTTCGTGGTAACTTAATGGGAAAACGTGTAGATTTCTCTGCTCGTTCCGTTATTACTCCGGATCCTAATATTGAATTAGATGAATTAGGTGTCCCGGAAGAAATTGCCATGAACTTAACGTTTCCGGAAACAGTAACCATGTTTAATCGTGATCGGTTAATGAGTTATGTTCGTAATGGTCCGTATAAACATCCTGGTGCGAAATCCGTGAAACTTAAAGGAGAAAGTCGTGATTTACATTTAAAATATGCAAATCCAGCGTTAATTAATCTAAAAGATGGTGACATTGTGAACCGTCATTTAATTGATGGAGATGTGGTGTTATTTAATCGTCAACCATCGTTGCATAAAGCATCGATGGAATGTCATCGAATTAAAGTGCTTCCGTATTCGACTTTCCGTTTGAATGTAAGTGCTACCAAACCTTATAATGCGGATTTTGATGGTGATGAAATGAATATGCATGTACCGCAATCGATTACGGCTGCTACGGAATTAAAATACTTAGCTTCGGTTCTTCGTCAAATTATCAGTCCTCGTAAAAATGCACCTATCATTGAAATTGTACAAGATACGATGACTGGAGCTTACCGTATTTCAAATCCGGATTATACAGTTCCTGAACATGTGGCAATGAATATTTTAGCACGAACGAAACGTCCTTTAGCAACTTTTAAACGTAAAAATACTACTTATACCGGTCCGGAATTAATTTCGAGTGTATTTCCTCTTATGAACCATAAAGCAGGAATTAGTGTGAATAATGGTGAATTAGTATCGGGACGATTAAAGAAATCCGCATTTAGTGCAGCTAGTGAAGGTATTATTCATGTAATCTACAATGAATATGGTCCTGAACGATGTGGTCAATTTATTAATGATGTACAAGCGGTAGTTACAAAATTCAATTTATTTCAAGGGTTTTCGGTAGGTACTTCAGATTTAATTGCGGATGATGAAACATCTAAATATGTAAAAGAAGCGATTGCTAAAGGAAAGAAAACGGTAGCCAACTTAATTTCGAGTGTGCATGCGGGGGATTTCTTAAATAGTAGTGGTCGTCCCGATGGTGAAGAACTTGAAAATAAGATCACTATTGCGTTGAACGAAATCTCATCGAGTGTTTCTGAACAAGCTATGAATAGTTTATCCGCCGATAATCGAATGAAACAAATGATTGAATCGGGTGCTAAAGGTGATAAATTAAACATTTCGCAAATGATGGCATTATTAGGTCAACAGAACGTAGCCGGTAAACGTATTCAGTATACATTGCAAGATCGTACGCTTCCTCATTTCTCCAAATACGATCATGGTATCGAATCGCATGGGTTCGTTGAAAATAGTTTTATTACCGGATTACGTCCTGCGGAATTCTTCTTCCATGCTATGGGTGGACGTGAAGGTCTCATTGATACGGCGGTAAAAACGAGTGATTCGGGGTATATTCAACGTAAATTAGTGAAAAATATGGAAGATTTACATGTTGAACATGATGGTACCGTTCGTAACGTAAACGGTTCAATTGTCCAATTCAATTATGGTGGAGATGGTATTGATAGTATTTGTGTAGAACATCAACCTTGCGAACTTGGAGTTATGACCATGTTTCAAGTGTACCAAAATTATGGATTAAGTGTTGATGAAGTAAAACAAGTTGTAACCGGAGAAATAGTTGAACCGATTGATGATATGACCGAACAATTATTAGCCGATCGGGATTTATTAGTTAAACATGTGTATCGGTTTGTCAAAGATGATAAATTATATGCACCGGTACATTTAAAACGATTAACCGATAAATTCCGTAATAACTATGCAACCAAAACCGATTTAACTCCTGATTATGTAGTTACCGAACTGAATAAATTATGTAATAAACAAATTATTAAACATAATAAAGTCTTTCAAATTCTCTTACGATACTATTTAGCTCCTAAAAAATCGATTGTAGAATTACGATTATCCAAAGAAATGTTTGATGAATTATTACGAGAAATTCAGTTCAAATACATTAAAGCCCGTGTTCATCCTGGTGAAATGGTAGGTACTTTAGCGGCTCAATCGATCGGTGAACCTACTACGCAATTAACGCTGAATACTTTCCACTCAGCCGGTACAGTAAAAGCGAATGCTACTCAAGGGGTTCCTCGTATTGGTGAATTATTATCGGCTACTCGTAATCCCAAGAAACCATTGAATTTCATATACTTAAAACCAGAAATATGTACCTCTGAAGATGAAGCAATGTCGGTAATGAAAGAAATTCAAAATACTACGTTACGTGATATTACTCAATCGGTGCGTATCTATTATGATCCGGATCCACTCTCATCAAATACGGCTGTACGTGAAGATGCCGAAATTCTAAAAGCTTACGAAAAATTCTCGGTAACGCAAGGAACAGCGTGTTCTTCACCTTGGATTCTACGAATTGAATTAGATCGACGAGAATTAGCGGCCCGTCAAACGATTGATATGATCAAGATCACTAACGCAATTCAAAATAATCGTGCTTTGCGTGTGTTTGAATGTATTCCTACGGATATTAATAGTCCAGACAAATTAGTTATTCGTATTTCGTTCACACCCGATACGGTTAAAAATGCGTTAACATTACGATTTATTGAAGATAAATTATTAGATACTGTTCTTACCGGAGTAGATGGTATTGGTAAAGTTTATCGTCGTGATTTAAAACGTGAATTAATGTATGATGAAATGGTGGGTGGTTATGTTCCTATGAAACAGTTTGTATTAGATGCGGAAGGTACAAATTTAATGGATATTGCTCTAATTTCTAAAACTGATCCTTATAAATCTTTCTCTAACGATGTTCATGAAATTATTGATGTATTCGGTATTGAAACTGCACGTATTTGTTTGTACGAAGAGTTTATGGAAGTATTCGAAAGTTCAGGTATTAATTACCATCATATGATTACGTTAATCGATTCGATGACTGCACCGGGTTATATTTTATCAGCTGATCGTACTGGTGTGAACAAGAATGATGAAATGGGAGTATTAGCGAAATCTTCGTTTGAAGAAACGGCTAAACACTTATTTAATGCAGCAATATCGGCCGATTTCGATAATATGCGCGGTGTTTCGGCGAATATCATGTTTGGACAAAAACCTCCTTGCGGTACCGGATTTGTAGATATTCTGGTCGATGAAACAAAATTACCGGAAGGAGCTGATGAAGAAGAAACGGTATATGAAGCAGAATTAGCGGCTGCCAATACACGCGTCGAAGAAGCCGAAAAAGCGGAAGGAAATATTAAATTAGAAGAAGTTATGATGGATTGGTAATTAAAAATCCGGAATTAAAGCATCCGTAAAACTACCTAAAAACATAAAACTTGTTCCAAAAAACACCGGAGCAATAATTATAAAAAACAATAAAATACCCGAAAAAACTACAATAGTCGTTATTAAATCTCTATTTAATGACGTGTATTTTTCTAATGCATATTTAATACCAAACGCAATACCGGTTACTATTGCTACCGTAATAGCTACCACAAATAACCCATACGAGAATCCAAGCAAATACTTTAAAATCTTGACTATACTCATAGTTTATTATTATTTAAATATTAATTTCATTAAATTACCAAATGGACTCTATTGTCACTTCGGTAATTGAAAAATTTAAACAACGTTCTGAATTTGGTCAGCGTAAATACGGAACAAATTTAGATCGTACCGATCTTTCATTTTTGGATTGGGTTAATCATATGCAAGAAGAACTCATGGATGCTATTCTCTATCTTGAAAAGTTAAAGAAAACAACAATTTCTAATAATACTTCTTAGTTGGAATAAGCTAAACCGGCCATACCACTCATGATACGTAAGATGTTATAGTTCACTGCATAGACACGAACATCGTAAGTTGCATCCGTACTTTCATCGATCGTAATATCACCACTAATGTTCATAACTAACGTAGCGGTGTCAATACGAGAGAAGTTACAGGTTCCACTCGGTTGATGTTCTTCCGGTCGTAATGCAAAACTGTACATATAAATACCAGGTTGAGCAACTGGAATTGCGCTCGTACTTTGAACCGTAGCACCATAACCCGTATGATGTTGATAAGGTTGTACTTTATTGTAATAGTCACCATAACGACGGTCCATACGATCTTGACCATTGATTTGTAACCATTGTTCGTACACTACTGATCTATCATACGTGAAGGGTTTTAATACGGTTGCCGTACCTTGAGGCATTTTACAGTTGTTGTAGGAAGTCGGTTGAACTACCCAAACTAATTCTTTTACAGGATGATTGAAGGTTAAGTCAATACGATTATTGTAAGAAGCAATACCTTTATCTTCATTATATTGGACTTGTTCAATGAGGTATTCGTGCGATTGTTGAGCCATACGACGACGTTCTTCTACATCAAGGTAAATATAGTCAATATAAATAGCGGCTTGAGTAGGATTAGGTAAGAATGTAATACCTCCAGTCGTAGCAGGAGTAAAGTCACCACTAATATGTTGATTATCATTCCATTGAATATTGATCTTAACTTCGTGATATTGGAGAGCAATTAAAGGCAATGCTGAACCAGGATTACGAGTATAGAAAAATGTTAAAGGAATGTATAAAACATTCGGTAAACTAGGTTTACCTGAACCAGTGTTACATACGTTTGAATCGGTTAGAGTGGCAGCGCCAGGAGTTGCACCCGCACCAACCATTTTCCAGAGTTTCATAGACGTAGTTACATTATTGGTTAAGGAATCCCATAAGTATAACCATTCACCGTATAATCGATCGATTAATTGACCACCAATTTCGAGTTCGACATAACGAATTAAATTGTAACCTAACCGACCTTGATCATTGTTCCATTTGATTGTAGCATTATTGGTACCTACACTCGGTAACATGACTTCGATATACGTTGAATATAGTAAGTCGGCATGTCGACTGATGACGGCACTATGTTTGGTTCCCCAATTAGCTTGACCAGTGAAGTTTACTCGAAAAGGTTCCATCGCAAAATTTGTATGACGTTTGTAAAGTCCTTTCCAAAAGGTAATTTGAGGATTTCCAGTAATGTAGGCGTCTTGAGCACCATATGCTACGAGTTGTAATAAACCACCACCCATTTGTTTATATGTTAGTAATAATCATTTTTTTAATGTTTGCGACCACGCGATTTTCGGGCAGTTTTGTTTCGTTTACCACCCGTCGCAGGAGCCGCCGTTGAAGCGACCGTCGTACCTCCGCCTTTGTACGATTTTTTAGCCGTACGTAAAACATGAGTAAACCATTTTTTACCCATGGTCTTCTTTTTTCCACTTTCTGATTTCATCGTTTTTTTAACGTGCGCCATCCAAGAATTAGCCATTTTATGTTCTATATATGAGAAATTACACCGTGACGTTGTAGATAGGCGAAGTAACCCTTACTGGTTGAAATGAAACATCGGGGTCTGGTAACGTAGGTGTCTTATATTTAGGAGGTTCTAATGCACGAAGACCTTCGGGTTTCAATACTAAACTAGTTTTCTGGAATTGTCCAATATAGATTTCCATCATGCTATCCACTGATCCGTAATTCATTAACACCCATTGACAACCGTACGTAAACAAAATTTGAGGGTTAGCATTCTTTAAATCGTCGCCGATATCTGGTACAACCATGGTAATATGATCGCGATTGAAATCAATTAATTCTTTAGAATCATGTACTTGAGAAGCTTGAGTATAAGTCATTCTTCGTAAGTTTGAAGTAGACCATGAAAGGTTGACGAGTTCTTCCATGTGAGTTCCCTTTATCTGGTCGCCGCTTACAATAACCAATTTATTCTGTAGATTACACATCGGTTCCGTAGCCAAATTACGACGTTGATAGCCGAATTCAGTATCTAATAAATGTTTGCGACAAGTAGTCTTTAATATTTCAGCGGCAGCATTCAATACATTAGCATTATTTGTATGAAAAACAATACTTAGAACGAATGGATCACTCGATACTAAACTCATAATACCGTTAAAGGCAGTGTTTGCTATTGCTACGCAACAAGCTTCGAAGGAAATAGAATTCGCTGCATAATCTGTTCCTAACTTTTCTTTCTTTAGTCCAACTACCGGTTTACCTTTACCGTCGTCATAAACATCAATTTCTACCAGTCTTGCTCCAGCTTTTACAATCAATGGAATAACTTGATCGCTGATACTATCGTAAATTTTACTACCAGGAAACACGGAATAACCGGAGGATGCCATGTAGTAATCACATAATCTGTTTTTATTAGGACATCCAGTAGGACCAAGTTTCATTACGGATTCATATGCACTGAAATTAGATTTAGCAGTAGAAAGTGCACTTGCTTCATTAGGTGTTACTGCTCTAATTATACCGTAAACAACTCCGGATATAATTAATACACCAAGTAAAAATATACCCCAAATTTCATATATTTCCATTATTGTTAACCAACACGAAATAACATACCCCGTAAACCTCGTATAACTGCATCGGGAACTCGTTCTTTCATTGGAATACCTAATAAACAACATAAATGAAAATATAAACAATACATTCCGCACTCAGAATCTTCATATTGATGCCGAGTTTTATTATACGTTAATTTCATAGGTTGTTTATGAATACCGGTAGCATCCCATTGTTCTTTCCATCGTTTCATTAGAACTTGTACTTCTTTTTCCGGTTTGTTTGAATATGAATCAAAATAGGTTGCACGAGGATATTCAAGTTCTGGTCCAATATCGCAAAACAAAGCAATCCAATGTATACCTGGTCCAGTGCTGACATCGGTATTAAAAATGATACCTAGTTGAGTATAACCTTGATCATATAATTCTTTTAAATTCATTGAACACAATGCACTAACTAAACACTTACCGGTTTCATCTTTTTTATCAAAATCAATTGGAAATGTACCTACATATTTATATTTTTTAAATAGCTTTTCATACTGTTTTTCAATATGTTCAATATCATCGCTCGATAACCATTCTTCTGGATTCGTTGACCAGGATGATGGAGCATTGGGCTTAGAAAGCATAGACGTTATAATGCATTCGGCCGAATTTGCCGAGCATTGCTTACGAAACCGGGTTTGTAGTTGTTTCCATACGTTATTCATATCTCCTTCTGGTATAGGAGTTTCATTTGCATGCTCTTTATTATACACTTTTCGTAAATTCTCCACTTCATCTTTGTCGAAGTACATCCTTATTCAAAAAACGGAATATGTTTTAGAAGCTAGACCGATTATAAATAAAAATGGCAACGTTTAAAGATGTTTTAGATCAATATTGTGAACTTGATAATCAAATACGTAAATATAGTAAAAAGGCTTACGAATTGCGTGAACAACGTGAATTTGTGGTGAATCAAATGCGAGATTACATGCAATCTCCAGAATATTCATTCGCTAAGAAGATTGAACGTGGTGATGGATCACGTATTATAATTCATAAACCTAATGAAACTTATAAAGCCTCTTCGTTTACTAAAGGAAAACTAGAAGATGATGTTCAAGCCTATTTTACGAATAACCCGAAACCTAACGCGGAAGGATGTATTCAATATATATTCGAAAAAGCAAAGGAACGTTCAGTTTGTAAAGAATTTACGTTTACTCGTGTAGTACCGGGTGAAAGTGAAAATGGAACTTAAGTGTACAGTGTGTACTTTTTACATAAAATGACAACCATTTATAATCCTTACAATAACAAGAATCGTTTGTTTACGAAAACTGATATTCAAACGATCCTTTCTCATGTGAATTTTACAATTCGCAATCCCGACCTATACCAGACCGCAATGGTACATTCATCATACGTAAAAAGACAAGAATACATATCACCAACAGGGGAGGTAACCCAATTAGCAGAACTTCCTTACGGGTGTATCGGGTTATTTGATCAATCTTACGAAAGATTGGAACATCTTGGTGACTCGGTATTAGGCGTCGTTGTTTCATCTTATTTAAATAGACGTTTCCCGAATGAAAATGAGGGTTTCCTAACTAACTTAAAAAAAGAATTAGTTTGTAATGAAATGTTAGGAACATTATGTCAAAAAATAGGGTTAGACAAATTTTACATCATTTCGAAATACAATGAAGATATTTGCAATGGACGAGCAAATATTAAGAAATTAGGTGATATATTAGAAGCCTTTATTGGAGCACTGTGGATTGATTGTAATTATGATTTTAAAGTTGTTTACGCATTTATCATTGGACTTATTGAAAAATACGTAAATATACCTAAAATTCTAATGAATAATCGAAACTTTAAAGAACAACTGCAGAAAGTGTATCAAGCTAAATATCATTATACGCCAACCTACACTATAGTTTCTTCAACCACAAATTCTTACACTATGGCTGTATTAGATAAAGACGGAATACAAATTGGTACAGGTACATCCAGTACAAAAAAACAGGCTGAACAATTGGCAGCCAAAGAAGCTCTGAGTGTTATACAATAATGTATTGGCCGGAAAAATATCATAAAGGTCTTTCGACAAGAAAGAATTTTTTGCGTAAAAAAGATGCTACACGAAGATCGAAAATGCATTGGAAAAATCCTAAAGCCTATACACCTTGGAAAACTGACCAAGGTGTAAAAACTCGTAAATCTTCTTATTCGGCTAGATTTCATAAGAAACATCCCAACGCCAAAACTTTACCAGAAATTTCTAAAGTTACAAAGGTTCCTTTGAAAACTTTAAGAACAGTGTATAATCGTGGTATGGCAGCGTGGAGAACTGGACATAGACCTGGTGCATCCGCTCATGCTTGGGGTATGGCTCGTGTTCATTCTTTCGTAACCAAAGGAAAAACATACCGAACAGCTGATTCTGATCTTGCTAAGTAAATAATGGCAGATACCGAAACAAAAACAGCTACGGTAAGAAGCGCAACCGATATTGGTACAAAAGTTGCTGAAGTATCTAGTGCAATTGCAGTGGCAGCAGGAGCAGCAGCCGCTGGTCCAGCATTACCTATTATTGCCGGTGTATTAGTAATTGCAACAGTTTGTGCTGAAAAATATGCACAAAATAAAAAGCTATCTAGTTTATTCAAACAAACCGCCCGTTTACTTAAAAAGATTAATACATTATATTCACGATTAAAAGCTATTGCTAATAAAAAATATAAAGTAGATATTGATGTTTCACAGGTAACAAATGATATAACTGAATTAAATGATATTATAGCTCGTATTGCTGGTCCCAATACATTGAAAGAAATTCAGGAAAATAATGTTAATCTTGTTAGAAAAAAGAGTTTTTTCTCACGAGTAAAAGGTGTTCTGTTTCCGGAAGGTGTAATTGCCAACTTTCGGGAAAAGATAGTGAACCTCTCTTTATCGTTTAATATGTTACAATCTGAGTTTTTGATTATATTAGCGGATCCTGATAATGAATATATTGCTGATTTAGTCACGGATACTCCTGCTGAAGATCCTAATAAAATATTAATTGAAAACCCTATGATATTGCAGAAAGATATTGCTTTAGCGGAACAAGGATTACCAACAACTTCATCCGCTTCTGGTGGAAGAAAAACCCAAAGAAATATGAAATCTTTAAGACGTACAATGAAAAAAACTTAGAATAAAGACTACCAAGTACTGTTTTTTAAGCTTAATAAAATAGCAGCATTGCAGTAATCACACATAAGTTCATCATTGCCATGTTCTTTACAAAATTTTATTTTTTTACATTCTTT